CCTCCTGTAAAGAGGCTACCTGCTGGCATGTATGCTGACCAGTCTTGCGCGTTTGGTGCTGTATAAGCCGTATCCAGCATGGGGAAGTAGATATTCGGTTCGGGGTAAGGGCCGAGGATGCCGCCACCACCTCCGCCTTCTCCGCCACCACCTCCGCCTTCTCCGCCACCACCACCACTTTTGCCAGGGAATGCGCGCCCTTCCTTCCTTCCATACTTAGCATAGTGCATTGCGCCATACTCTGCCAAACTGATCCCTGCGTTATTCTGAGAAAGAGGGTCTGGAGCGCCCTTCTTCCAACGCTTATTGTAGTTTGCCATTAAATCAGGATGCTTCCTAACATAAGCAGCGTAATCTGGATTAGTGACCCCCTGACTGCCGTGCTTAGTGGTGAACTTAGCCTTACTTGGGTCTTCGTTGGCGACCTTTACCTCTGCGTCAGCCTTTCTTACCTGAGTTCCTCCGCCCATTAGTGAACCCTCGTTTTTTCAGAATTAAATATCATAGTTCTTTCGTCAGTATGTGATAGCTATTTTTCCAATCGCTCAAAATTTTTAACCAGCCCTTTCGACCCCAACATTCAATATGCGAACAACCAATGTCTTTGGCCCACTTTTCAACTTCTGGTAAAAAGGGCAGCCACTTATCCATCTCGGCGCCTGCGAGCACAAGGATGCGCAACACCCTCTTTCGAGGGTACGGGATAATTTGGGTAATCATCGCGGCGAGGACATCTTTGTCCTCGATGGCGACCCACAGTTGCATCTCAGAGGCCACTAAGAACGGTAGAAAATCCTCTGCGGTCATCTCCCCTTCACTATGCGGAGCTGCACGATCCAGGTGAGGCGAAACGTAATTCCAAATATGCGTTAAATCTTCCGGCGGAATGTAAGAAATTCTAACTCTCAGAGCTGCGTCCAGGAGCTGCCAATATAAGCATAGATACCCTCGCCAGAGCCAGGATTCCAGTTCGTGCCATCAGCATATCTTATATCACCGTTTCTTGGT